AACTCTGTGGCACTATGCCAGTCCTTGATTGCAGGATATAGGTCATCAAGATTGATACAGCTTTTAACACCGTCAATCTCTATGACTACTTCATAAGCATTTACCTTCATTAGTCTTCCTTCGGTGTGTGAAACCACGCCCTGTCATCGTCAGGCATGACGTATGGACGCCAGTGATTTGGGTTACCGTCATCACCTATACGTGGTCTAAAATCAAATAGGTTCTTCAGTGTGTAAGACATGTCTTGTAGTCTACGTACCTTACCAAGGTCAGTGTCAAACATCTCTGCAAAGTCTGTACATATCTCATCTATGACGTGATACAGACCTAGTAGTTCTACTACCTCTTCACGTGTTAGCTCTGTCTTTACTGTCGGTTTAATTTCTGTCATGCTCTTGCTCCTTCTGCATATAAGTATGGTCTGTCAACTGGATCGTCAATCAGTTTACTGGGTTCTAGTGATAGCACTGCACGTTTTGCTGTACGTACAGGCGATACATCAAACACATCTACAAATGTATCATGTTTGTATGGATTGTATGACACAAGTGTATAGTCTAGATAGTCTGCGTCAAAGTCATCAAAGTGCGTAGCTTCACCTCGGACAAAAGCATGTACATTCTTTTTGCCTTCACGTAATACACGTTCACGTCCTGCTTTACGCACCACAAACTTAGCATCACGAATGTGAACTTTGTCTGTGTGTAAGATTACTCTACCAGTGGAACACTGGCGAACTGACCATAGTCGTTTATGTAAATTAAAATATACTTCAACTCTCATTTTTATAATCCTTGATTATTTTAGTTGCGATACTCTTGTATGAGGTAATGATGAGCACACGCCCATCATCACCGTACACAATATACTTACTCTTATGTTTACCTAGCCACATTGCTCCAACTTTTGTTCCACTTGCTTCAGCTTAAAACGTAGTTCTCTACGTTCCTGTTTCAGTCTAGTTGATCCATTTTGTACCCACTTAGGGTGGATGATACCAATAGACTTCAGCACCTTTGACCTGTATGCTACACGTGGTGCATACTCATTTGTCTCTGTGGCAATCTGTTGGATTGATTTGTTGTACCAGTGTTCAGCAATGTAATCGTCAAGGTACGCATAGTTATATGTGTAGGCCACACACTTCTTCATGTGAAATGTATGTTCTGCATACAACTCAGGGTGTGTAACTTTAACGATTGGTCTTACCGATTTAAACATTGGGGTAGTCATTTTATATACTCCTTACATAAGTTATTGTGATATTTTACGTGCTAGTGCTTTGTTCTTACGTGCAATTTTACGTAAGCGTTTGTGCTCATCACGCTTTGGTTTCTGTCCAACGTTGGACACTTTTTTGGTGGTAGCAAACTTAATAAAGTTTTGCATCTCGTAACGCATTGTACTTCTCCTTCTTACTAGGCTTGCGTTTCGTGCCCTTCTTAGGTGGCACTACCTGTGGCGGTTTGCGCTGCTCTAGCATAGCTTTCGCCACTGGATTCGTTATGTACCTCTTGGTCAATTTCATCTCGTATTCCTTCCAATACTTGTATTAAATGAGTCAGGGTTGAACCAAACTTTTTAATGGTCATGTTGCCCCAGTCACCGTCATCAGGTATGATACCTACCTCTTGCATAGCAGCTTCGCCACTGAGCCTAGAACTAGGGCAATCATAATGTTGTGCAATAGATACTTTTGTGCCTTTGTGCCACACATTAACGTTGTTAAATAAATCGTCCATCATAACTTTACCTCGCTATGTTATGTTGTCTGCGCCATGCTACCCAAGTGATAGCTTGCATTTGATAACCTTTGATACCAACTCTGTTGGCAGCTTTGTAGTAAGCATCAGCAATGATGCGGTATTCCTTGACACCTACGTTGTTGTTCTTAAGAACCCTACGTAGTCCGTCATGTATGTTCTTGGCGTGACCGTCTACAGTCACAACGTCTAGTCCAAGTATATTGGCAAAGAAAGCTGTAGTTTTTTGACCGTTCAGTTTAGCCATGATAGTTTTCTTACGAACCATTTTTTGTTCAAGTATTTGCCATGCTTTCAGCTTGTTCTGTGGATACCCAGACAAGATTACATCTTCCATAGCACCACCATTGACAAAGCACTCAATTAGAATACGTGCAGACTTGATATTGACGTTCCAATTCATCAAAGGGGATAGTGCAGCAACGACACCGACAACAGTGTTTACACTGATACCAAATTCTTTGGCTACCTTAGTGCTATCACGTTTGGCAATGGCATACCATTTCATGCCGTGATCAATTTCATCAGCAGTAGCTGAGCGATAAACTTTTAGTATTTGTCTTACAGACATTATGCTTCCTCCGAAAACAATTCATTCCATTCATCAGGCGTAGCACCTGATATGAGAAACTCACGTTGGTTTTCATTAAAGTGTGGGAAGGCATCTTGAACCAACGTCATGTTTTCTTCCCAATGCTCAAGCTCACCTTGACGTGTAGGCAATACCATTGAATTATGGTTGCCAGTAATTACTGATTGCTTGTGAACTCTCACAAATCCATCAGCTACGTGTTCAATTTTATGTATCATTTTACGTTCCTTATTCCAAATTCTTCTAAATAACTTTCGTAGAAACCATGTAAACATTCGTTATCTTCCAACATATCTGCTACGTCATCTGTTGACATATACTTTAGGCACATTTTTAACATGCTCTCATGGCTTTCATATGTTCTGCTTATTAATTCAAACACAAAGTCTCTAGAATTTTTTTCAACTTGCATAATAAACTCCGTTTAAAGTGTCCAACATTGGACGGTTTCAGTTTGGTTTGTTAGTGTCTACATATGTTATATAACACTTTCATATATATTTCAAGTGTTATATAACTATGAGACTACTAATTTGTTTATTCCACAACGTACCACCCAGTATCTTTGATACCTGATTGAGCATTACGTTGCATTTTTTTCTCAAACAACTTACGTTGTAATTCATAACGTCTGTCATTCTGTCCAACATTGGACGGTTTGTCAGTCAGCCTAGCTGACGATACGTTATAACGTCTACGATTTACTTCAATAAATTTCATTTTCATCCATCCAGATACATTACTATGTAATTAATTGCCATCACAATCACAAATATGATTACCATATTTGGAATGGCTTGCCAAGTTTCAAAGGTAAATGACATTAGTACAATAGTTACTAATGCCATACCATTAATTATAAACATTAAAAATGGTAACATTTTTATAACTCCAGTTCTACAATTTGACCATTATCCAAATGAATACCTTCTACGTGAAAAAGATCGTATGAAGCATCCACAGCATCTTGGTACGTGTCATAGCTTGAATGTATGAAAGGTTTACCTAAGTCATTAAAGCCAACAATAATCCACATTTTATCCATATTAATCTCCGATTAAAGTGAAAGCAGCTTTATGCTGCTTCCTTGATTTCTGTATTGTCAGTTTCACTGACTGTATCAATTTCCATTAAAGCTTCAGCAATGTCAAGTAAATCAATACCTGAGTATTGACAAGCTTTGATGATACTTTTCACGATATCATCTTTAGATGGTTTGGAAGATCGTCCAACATTGGACACTTCTTCTTTAGAAGGTTGATCGTCAGCAGCTTCTACTTCAGTAGGTTCAGCTTCAGCTTCCTTAGAAGCTTTACGCATTGCAGCTTGTAAAGCTGTAAGAGAAGTAAAACCTTTCTTAGAGTTCTTAATGAACTCTCGGCACTCAACTTCGTTTTCAACAAACCAAAGAGCTTCAGATCGTCTTCTACGATCTATCTTGTCAACATGATATGTTGCCAAGGTTTGTCTGCTGATCTGACCACTATCTAGTGATGACTGAGCTTTCAATTGCTGTAGCAATTTACCAAGCCTTGTATCAAAGCCAGAGGCTTTTGTTGAGTCTTTCAGACTGTTAGTCTGTTTCCAGATTGAGTATAAGGCTTTGCCTTCTTTTACTAAGTTGTCCAAAGAAGTTCCTTCTTTAGTTGACTTGCTGATTGAAACTGATTTTGCCATGTTGGCCTCCTTTATCTATCTTCAGTTTTTATGTGAGAATATATATCTCTCACCCTAAAGTGAGATATATATTATCACTAAAAACGTATAGAAGATAGTATAAGTTGAAAGTGCTGCTTCATGCGATCCTCTGCGCTTGCCGTTTCACAGGTGACTGCAAAAATATATTTCATATATATTTTGAAGTACATGCGCTAAACTCACACGAGGTTCAAGTTCTCTGTTTGTTCCAAGTGTCCAACGTTGGACAGTTACCCCAAGGGGGTAGGTCAAAAATGTGCATTGTACTTTCAACACATCCTTGATGTGATATGTCAGCCCTTCTTACACTATTTATAGTGGCAACTGATTGCATAACAGTTGTTGTAGACAACTAAGTCACTGATTACAAAGACATTCCTTTGGGAATGGTGAAATGGTAACAGATTTTCTTTATCACCATACGCCATGACATTGCATAATGCACGGAATTACGCAGTGAGAGAGGGGGGTAGGCAGGGGCCACGGTGGGGGTGTACGTATATATGCATGTATAACTACACAGATCAGGAAAATTGAGTGTTAACCACAATATGTATATACTGGTTTACATAGAACAAGGTTCTGCAAAACAGGAGAAATGTAGAACAATATTCTTTATTTTACGATTGGGGGTTGACACAGGCTGTGAAATGTGTAAAACTATATATAACTAAACTAAGACTCACTTAAAGTGATTACACTTAAATAATAAATATCTTAAATATAATTATACTTAACTAAGATACACTTAAATGTTACACTATAAGTGAGTAGTGTAATAAATATTTTTGTATTAAAATACAGAAAGTTCTTGACAATGGGTAAAAAATCAGTAAAACTATATACTGACAATGTTATTGAAGAATTTTACAAACGTATAATTGACGGTAGCATTGAGGATTTACATATTCCCCACAGTGATGTATTCTATGTACGTGAAGCTGTACAGGCTCACTACGGTAGACCATTTACTTTAGAACACGTAGAGTGGGCAATGCGTATGGAAGGTTGGACAGATGGCGATTCCTGAAAGAGTCAAGAATAAAATGAAAGAAGAAGGGTTAACAGGTGTAAACAAACCCAAGCGTACACCGAAGCACCCAACTAAATCTCATTGTGTTATGGCTTCAGAGGGTGGTAAGTATAAATTTATCCGTTTTGGACAACAGGGCGTAAGCGGTGCAGGTAAGAATCCTAAGACCGCTAAAGACAAAGCTCGTAAGAAAAGTTATTATGCAAGACACAATGCACAGGGTAAACCTACAACTAAACTGAGTGCAAAGTATTGGTCACATAAAGTAAAATGGTAAGGAGATTATAAAATGGGGAGAAAAATAAGTTTACCTGTAAGTGGTATAACAGGCAAAGCAACAACACAAACTTCAAGATCGTTAACAGCAGTTAAAACAAAACTCGAAATAAAAATTAGAGAATTAAAAAATAAAGATGAATTAACTGCACGAGATGAAGCACGTCTAGAAAAAATGGAAAAACAGTTAAAGGACGTTAAAGCTGAAATAAAAGATGAAGCTGTAAAGGCAGGTAGATCGTTAGCACAAAAAGGTAGAGACTCTAAGAAGTTTAAAGGTTATGATCCTAGTAAAGACCCTATGGCAGAAAAAGAAAGAGTTGAACCTAGACTTTCAGATTTAACACCATTAGAATTAAAGGCTTTACTTTCAAAACAAGATGACGCAGTTAAAAAGGCAGAGAGCAAACGTAATGCTCGTGCTAAAGGTGGAGTCATGGGTTTTAACGCAGGTGGTATGGCATCACGTAAAGGTAACTTCGATATGCGTAAAGGCGGTATGTTTATGAAAGGAACTAAGTAATGGGTAGAATAAGTACACCTGCACAAAGAGCATTTGGTGGTGGTAAAAAACGTGGTAAAAAAGTTGGGCGCATACAGGGCGCTGCTGCAGGTGGTTTTAGTGTAGCAGCTTTAAGTGGTTTGTCAATAGCCCAACTAAAAAAGAAAGCAGAGCAAGCTGAGACAGCTAGACAAAGAGCAGCAGTAAAAGCTGCAATTGAAAAGGCAATGCGAGAGATAGCACAAAAAGATGCAGCCAAAGCAAAGATGGGTAACGTAAAGCCAAAGCCTAGAGATTTAAAACGTGGTGGCGCAGTTAAAAAGTTTAATAAAGGCGGTTCTAATGAACAGCAAAAAATGGAAGAATATAAAAAAGGAGTTTTGTTAAAACTTCAAGAAGAATATGGTAAAAAAGCTGGACTAAGTTTATTTAAAGAAATGGACGAAATGGGTTACTTTAGAAAAGGTGGCGTAGTTAAAAGAAAAGGAACTAAGTGATGACTAAAGCAGCAAAAACACTTGCAATGTTTCTTAAAAAAAATAATAAAAATCTTGAAGTTTCTTTAAGAGAAAAACTAGATCAAATAGCTAAACTACAAAGTAAAAAACAAATTACAGAAAGAGATTTACAAAGACTTAAAAATTTAAGACTGGAAGCAAGAAAAATAAGACAACAAATAAAAACTAATAATGCTAAAGGTGCAAATAAAGTTACTGTAACACCAAAAAATAAACCACGTAATGCTGAAGCAGGTGGACCTAGTTATCCAACTAGCATGAGAAAAGCTAAAGGTGGTGCAGTTAAAAAGATGAAACGTGGCGGTGCAGTTAAGAAAAAGAAATGATAGAGCAGGACATACGTAGTTGGTCACACAAAGTTCTTGAGGTGGCTAACCCTGCACTAAACGGTTTACCTGCTTGCCCATACGCACAGAAAGCATGGAAAGAAAACAAAGTAAGTGTAGTAGAAACAAATCACATTGGTATTGAAACTATATCGCAAGCCAATAAGTTTGAAAACAACAACTATGATTTAGTTATAATTGCGTCTTACAGGTTTCCTACCCCATATCAGTTTACAGAATTTATAGAGTTTCTTAACGATACGTACTCATGGTGTGATCTACACATAATGGGATTTCACCCAGAGTACGGAGCAGAGGACGCTGAGTTAGATTTTTTGTATGACCATGACTGGACATCTAGCATTGAAAAAGAATATGCCATGATGTTTATCCAGTCTTTATCTCAAGTGGATGACGCTAGTTTGAAACTTGAAAAACTAGGATACTATGATGTGTATCCACACGAAGAGTATAAAACTCTCGTATTAGAAAGAAGACAAAGGAGAAACCAATAATGGCAATGAAACCAAGAGCAATGAAGAAAAAGAAACCAATGATGCGTGGAGGCGGTATGTCAAAGAAGCCTATGATGCGTGGCGGTGGAATGACTAAAAAGAAAATGATGCGTGGCGGCATGGCTAAGAAAAAGAAATAAGGACTTATAAAATGAAAACAACAACAATGGCTATTACCATTGCAGCAGCAATGGGCTTTCTTGCTATAGCAGCATCTAAAGCAGTATCAAAAGATTTTTCTGTAGCAGGACAAACATTGTCCATTGGTGCGGAGACTGATCTAAACTATACGACAGGTGTAGAAGATTGGGTATGGGAACTTACACCTTCTGCAGGAGTAACTGCATTGGGTATTGGATTAAGTGTAGCTACAGATATTGATATGTTGGCTCTTGACGAAGGAGACATCTTTCAAGGGCTAGACTTTACAGCAGACTATATTGTGCCTAGCACAAACATTAGTTTATATACTGAAGTATCAACAGACTCAGACTTAGAGTTTGGTGATGTAACGGTAGGGGCTACGGTTAGTTTTTAATGTGGATAGCATTTATGCTCCTCTGTAGTACACCTGCTGCATTATCTTGTGAAGTTATGGCAAAGACAGAAGCAACGTTTGCTACAGAGGAAGCATGTGCTCAAGAGGCAATGATAGTTGCTAGATACTTTCAACAACAAGGATATTTAGCAATACCAGAATGTCAAAAAATCAAAATAGGAGTTTCATTATGAAAATAATAAAATGGTTATGGAGATATTTTAAAAGAATAGGGTGTGCAATTCTTAATAGAAATTGTGGGCCAGATTGTAATTGTAAGGCGTAATAAAATGAAAGCAATACCAAAGGGAAACAAAGGTTTAGCTAAATTACCAAAAGCCGTTAGAAATAAAATGGGCTATATGAAAAAAGGCGGTTCAGTTAAAAAAATGAAACGTGGTGGGGTTGCAAAGAAAAAGAAATGACACCAGAACAAATGAATGAAATTACAAAACTAGGTTATATGGTTTTGGATAAAGGTAACTCAGTTATGGATATGAGTACAAAAGAAATGGTTCTTACAGTAGATGCTGAAGGTAATTATGTTACAGAAGTTGAAGCAATACAAAATATTTTAGGTACAGTAGAAAAAGTACGTGCACGTAATAAAAAAGGACACTATATAAAAGATGATCCTACTACACCTGAAAATGAAGCATGGACAACTAAAATAGTCAAAAAAGTAAAAGGCAAAAAGTGACAATACTATCAGACGCTAAATTTTTTTCAGCAGCTAAAGACCTCACTGCAACTGCAGGTGGGGCAAGTGGTAATGTTATATATACATGCCCCAATAATTTTGTTAGTTTAATTAAATTTTTGCATGTATCAAATGGTTCTGCTTCAACTAAAAAATACAGCCTTCAATGGTATGAGGCTTCAACTACAACATATCATTTTATTATAGATGATCATAGCATTGCAGGTAATGGTTTAGAAGAAGTAATAGAAGGTGGGGCATATCTTGCCTTATCTGAAGGAGATAAGATTGTAGGATTTGAAGAGTCTAGTTCGGACTTTCATGTAATACTTTCTGGAGAAGAGCATTACCAACCGACATAACGGGGTTGCATTTTTATCTATAGTATGTTATAACTATATATGATATAACTATCTCTGGTAGCTAAAGTTACCGTTAACAAAGGAGATAGATATGTTAAAAAGAATATTAAAAAAATTAATTAAAGCTAGAATTGAATCTGCAAAACGTAAGATTGCACGTAATCAATTATATAGTATGACCGATGCAGAACTAAAAGACATAGGTATAGGTCGTTACGACATAGAAAGAGTATTAAGGTATGGCTATAAAGAAGCGCACCGCTATCAAACGTAAGATGGCTGCAGGTGGAAGCACAGTCAATGCAGCAGGTAATTATACTAAGCCTACTATGCGTAAGCGTTTGTTTAACCGCATTAAGTCTGGAACCAAAGGGGGCAAGGCAGGTCAGTGGTCTGCACGTAAAGCCCAAATGCTTGCTATGCAATACAAAAAAGCAGGTGGCGGTTACAAAAGTTAGAGGCTAACATGGACCCAGTTACAATTATTGGTGGGGCTACTGTAGCATTTAACGCCCTCAAAAAGGGATTTCAGGTAGGTAAAGACCTACAGGACATGTCAGGACAGTTAACTCAATGGGCAGGTGCTATGAGTGATCTGTCCTTTATGGAACAAAAAAATAAAAATCCTCCTTGGTGGAAAGCCTTAAACGGACAGTCTGTTGAAGCTGAAGCATTAGAAATATTTACAGCTAAAAAGAAAGCAGAGGCAATGCGTCAGGAACTAAAAGATTGGATTAGTTTTAGTATGGGACCGTCTGCTTGGGATGAACTTGTAGCTACTGAGGGAAAAATACGTAAACAGAAAAAAGAACAAGAGTACCGTAAAGCCGAAATACAAGAAGCGATTATTACATGGACCGTTACAGGTTTATTAATGGTTTCAGGTATAGGCGCTTTAATATTAATAGCATGGTTAATAAATGGTTAAATCAAAATCACAACAGAGTCTTGACAGGTGGACAAGACAAAAATGGAGAACTAAAAGTGGTAAACCTTCTACGCAAGGACCAAAAGCAACTGGTGAACGATACTTGCCATCGGCAGCAATCAAAGCTATGTCTAGTTCACAGTATGCGGCAAGCACTGCTAAAAAAAGAAAAGATACGGCTGCAGGTAGGCAGTTTTCTAAACAACCTAAAGCGGCAGCTAAAACTTCCAGACGTTACAGGAGAACATAATTGGTAATAGATTTTGATGTAGATGGTGACGGTAAAATTACCCCAGAAGAAATAGCAATGAAGGAACGTATGCTTGAAGTTGAGCTACGTGAAGAAAAAGCAGAGTCACAAAAATTTATGGCGTGGGTTGCAATGGGAATGATGATTGTATTTACAATTATTTTATTTACACCATTACTATCAGACACACGTGTTAATGCCCTTGCAGATTTGCTTGGGTTATTTTATATAGCGCAGACTGGTGTAGTTGCTGCGTATATGGGAGCTACCGCTTATATGGCAGGTAAACCAATGGGCGGTAAAATAGCAATGAAAAAGGATATGAGATAATGCGCTTTAGAAGACCAACACAAAGAAGAAGACCCCCCACAAGAAGAAGACCTATGAGTTTTAGAGCAAGAAGAACTCCTACAAGAAGACCTACTATGCGAAGAAGACCTATGAGTTTTAGTGCACGAAGAACTCCTACAAGAAGGCCATCTATGAGAAGAAGGCCAATGAGCTTTAGAGCTAGAAGAACTCCTACAAGAAGACCTATGATGAGAAGAAGACCTATGGTTAGAAGAATGCCATCTATGAGAAGAAGATCTCCTATGAGATTTAGAAGATAATTTAAAAGGACATAAAATGGGTTTTAGACTAAGTCAAAGATCAATAGATAGACTTGAGGGTGTACACCCAGATATGACTGCAGTGGTTGAACGAGCCATTCAACTAACAGAGGTAGACTTTGGAGTTACGCAAGGCGTAAGAACTTTTGAAGAACAGAAAGCTAATGTAGCTGCAGGACGATCACAGACAATGGCAAGTAAACATCTATTGCAAGATGATGGGTTTAGCCACGCAGTAGATGTAGTAGCCTACGTAGGTCCAGATGTATCATGGGAACTAAATCTTTATGATGATATATGTGATGCTTTTAAACAAGCAGCCGAAGAAGTAGGCTGCGCTATTAAATGGGGTGCAGCATGGAGTGAAGGTGATATTCGTACATACGAAGGATCATCAGAAGACGCTATGATGGCATATGTAGATTTACGTAGATCGCAAGGACGTAGACCATTTATTGACGCACCCCATTTTGAGTTAATGTAATGGCAAAACAAAAAGATCCTAAAGTAGGAACAGGTAAAAAACCTAAAGGGTCTGGACGTAGATTATATACAGATGAAAATCCTAAAGATACTGTATCTATAAAGTTTGCAACTATTGCTGATGCAAAAGCAACTATAGCTAAAGTAAAAAGAATAAGTAAACCTTATGCTAGAAAAATACAAATATTGACTGTGGCAGAACAACGTGCTAAAGTTATGCGTAAAATTATGATAGCTAATTTATTTAAAAAAGCAAAAGCAGATTTAAAAAAGAAACATCAAAGTAAAAAAGAAAAAAGTTAGTATTATGGAAAACTTAAAATTACCAGTAGCTCTTGTAGCTGCAATGGCTATACAATTAGCAGGTGGTGTTTGGTGGGTATCTCAACAAGCAGCTACTATAACTTCTTTAGAAGAAACGGTATCTCAATTAGGTTCTCGTATGGCTATCGAAGATAAAGTAAATCTTAAAAGAGATGCTAAACAAGCATTAGATGAAATAGAAGAACTTTGGGAAGAAACTGAATTTCTTTGGGAAGAAGCTAATAGTATGGCTAAACATATGACATCTATTATAGAATTACAACAACGTATTGCTATAATAGAAAATACTTTAAATTATGTGAGTCCTTAATGCGATGGTTAATACTCGTTCTATTTTTGTCTGGTTGTGGTTTGAGTACTCTGCTTCCGCTAGGAGGATCAGGAGGGCCTACAGTAAATTCTAATGCACAAATAGGTGCGGAAAATAGACAGTCTGCTGTAAGCATTGAAGAAACTACATCTGTAGGAAGAGATATAGTTACAAAAGAAATAGAAACAGGTATGGTTGAAAAACTCAATATTCAAAACATACCACCTTGGGTAATGGTTTTATTATTATTAGGATGGTTATTACCAACACCTACAGAAATGGGCAGAGGTATGTTTAACTTTGTCTTACTATTATTTGGAAGATCAAAACTATGACAAGAGCATTAACAGAAAAACAACAGAAGCTATTGGCTGTGCTGTTTGACGAAGCAGGTGGAGATATTTTAACTGCAAAAAAACTTGCAGGATACTCTGATGCTACATCATCTGCTGAAATAGTGAAGTCAATTAAAGAAGAAATACTAGATGCAACGCAGACTTATATGGCACGTAATGCGCCTAAAGCTGCAATGTCTATGGTGGGTGCACTGTACGATCCTACAGAGTTAGGTATTCGTGATAAAATGCAAGCTGCCAAAGAGCTACTTGATCGTACTGGTCTAGTAAAAACAGAAAAGATGCAAGTAGAAGCAAAGGGTGGTGTAATGTTAATGCCACCTAAACAAATGGATGATGATGACTAAACCTCTACAAAAGTGGAAGTTACCCCAACCAACCGACATAAAAGAAGACAACGAATGGATTGCTATTCCACGCATATCAAGAACAATACCATTCGGATATGAAATAGATAAAGATGATCCTGATATACTTCAACCTGTTGAACACGAACTTGACATGCTTGAAGAGGCAAAGAAATATCTAAAACAGTATTCATATCGTGAGGTTGCCAATTGGCTATCTAGAAATACAGGTCGATCTATATCTCACGTAGGACTCAAGAAACGGTTGGACAATGAGCGAAGAAGAAAAAACAAAGTTGGAAGCCTACGCAGATGGGCAGAATATGCGAAAAAGGCAATCGCCAAAGCGGAGGAAATTGAAAACAAACGCCTCGGTGCAAAAGCCATTGAAGAAGAAAGCTACCCCAAAGCCAGTTAGTATTGTTGAAGAAATTCCTATTGAGGAACAACACAATATTATATTTAAACCCAATAAAGGTCCACAGACAGACTTTTTAGCTGCAGGTGAACGAGAGGTCTTATATGGCGGCTCGGCAGGTGGGGGCAAGTCGTATGCAATGTTAGCTGATCCTTTAAGATACATGGGTCATCCTGACTTTTCAGGATTGCTCTTACGACATACTACGGAAGAACTTAGAGAACTTATATTCAAATCACAAGAAATGTATCCTAAAATTTGGAAGGGTATTAAGTGGTCGGAACGAAAAATGCAGTGGACTGCGCCCTCTGGAGCGAGGTTGTGGATGTCCTACCTAGACAGGGAAGATGACGTCCTGCGCTACCAAGGTCTAGCGTTTAGTTGGATAGGCTTTGACGAGTTAACTCAATGGCCCTCACCATTCGCATGGAACTACATGCGTTCTCGTCTACGGTCCACTGCAACCGATCTACCAGTGTATATGAGAGCTACCACTAACCCAGGAGGTAGAGGACATCACTGGGTAAAAAAAATGTTTATTGATCCTGCACCTGCAGGTAAATCATTTGAAGCACGAGACTTAGAAACAGGAGAGGTTCTTAAATATCCTGCAGGTCACGAAAAAGCAGGTAAAGCATTATTTAAACGTAGATTTATACCTGCACGATTATCAGATAATCCGTACTTAGCTACAAAAGGTGACTATGAAGCAATGCTATTGTCACTACCAGAACAACAACGTAGACAACTACTAGAAGGTGACTGGGATATAAAAGAAGGTGCAGCTTTTACAGAGTTTGATAGAAAAATTCATGTAGTTGAACCTTTTAGAATACCAAATAATTGGGTTAAATTTAGAGCATGTGATTATGGTTATGGTTCTTATAGTGGTGTCGTTTGGTTTGCCGTTGCGCCTGATGAGCAACTTGTGGTATATAGAGAACTGTACGTCAGTAAAGTATTAGCTACGGATTTAGCTGATATGATTCTTGACTTAGAAGCGCAAGATGGAAATATTAAATATGGAGTATTGGATAGCTCTTTATGGCATAAACGTGGCGATACAGGTCCAAGCCTTGCGGAGCAAATGATAAGTAAAGGATGTAGGTGGCGTCCTTCAGATAGATCAAAAGGTTCTCGTGTTGCAGGTAAAAATGAAATACATAGACGTTTACAAGTAGATGAGTTTACAGAAAATCCTAGATTAGTATTTTTTAATACATGCACTGAAATAATTTCACAATTACCTGCAATACCTTTAGATAAAAAAAATCCAGAAGATATTGATACACACTCAGAAGACCACTTGTATGATGCTTTAAGATATGGTATAATGTCTAGACCAAGATTTAGTATATTTGATTATGATCCATATGGAACACCATCAATGGGTATGCAAGTAGCAGATACAACATTTGGCTATTAAGGAAAAATAAATGGCAGAAGATAACGAAGTATTTATTGAAGACGATGCTGTAATTCTTGAAGATACAGAAAACTCAGTAGAAGAAGATGCGGACACATCTAATATAATTCCATTTATTATGGAACGTTATAATAGAGCAGAAGACTATCGTAAACAAGATGAAGAACGTTGGTTAAAAGCTTATAGAAATTATCGTGGTATATATGGTCCTGATGTTCAATTTACAGAAACAGAAAAGTCTCGTGTATTTATTAAAGTAACTAAAACTAAAACACTTGCAGCATATGGGCAAATTGTAGATGTATTGTTTGCAAAAAATACGTTTCCTTTAACAGTTGATCCCACAGAACTTCCAGATGGTGTTGTAGAAAATGTCTCTTTTGATCCTGCTTTGCCTAAAGAATTACAAGAAGATGAAAAAAGTGATACAGTATCGCCTTATGGTTTTAAAGGTGACGGTAAAGAAATTCCTAAAGGTTCTACTGCAAAAACTTTACAAGAATTATTAAACCCAGAACTACGTGAAAAATTAGAACCTATTGAAGGGATTAAAGAAGGTGTAGGTGGAACTCCAACTGCTATTACATTTAGTCCGTCAATGATAGCAGCAAAAAAGATGCAAAAGAAAATACAAGATCAACTTGATGAATCTGCGGCATCTAAGCATTTACGAAGCACTGCATTTGAAATGGCATTGTTTGGTACTGGTGTAATGAAAGGACCGTTTGCTGTAGATAAAGAATACCCTAGTTGGGATGATGATACAGGTGAATACTCACCTACATTTAAAACAATACCTCAAGTGTCACATGTATCTGTTTGGAATTTTTATCCAGATCCAGATGCTAACAATATAGAAGAAGCTCAGTACGTAGTAGAACGGCACAAGTTATCTCGTTCACAAATGCGTAACTTAAAGAAACGTCCATACTTTCGTTCAGCAGTTATTGATGAAGCTATATCTTTAGGAGAAAACTACGACAAAGAATATTGGGAAGATGATCTAGCTGACTATGCTCCAGAACACGGTGTAGAAAGATTTGAAGTTCTTGAATATTGGGGTATGTGTGATGTTGAAATGCTTGAAGAACAAGGTGTAGATATACCTAACGAACTTTCTGATATGGATGAATTACAAGCAAATATTTGGATTTGTAATGGTAAACTATTGCGTATGGTTCTTAATCCTTTTAAACCTGCACGTATTCCATATATGGCTGCACCGTATGAATTAAATCCATATTCATTTTTTGGTGTGGGTATTGCTGAGAATATGGACGATACACAAACACTTATGAATGGTTTTATGCGTATGGCTGTGGATAATGCTGTATTGTCAGGCAACCTGTTAATAGAGGTAGATGAAACTAATTTAGTTCCAGGCCAAGACTTATCAGTATATCCAGGGAAAGTATTTAGAAGACAAGGTGGTGCTCCAGGACAAGCTATCTTTGGTACTAAATTCCCAAATGTTGCAGGTGAAAATTTACAGCTATTTGATAAAGCACGAGTACTAGCTGACGAATCTACAGGCTTTCCTTCTTTTGCTCATGGACAAACAGGTGTCATGGGTGTAGGAAGAACTGCTAGTGGTATTAGTATGCTGATGGGTGCAGCTAGTGGCGCAATTAAAAACGTTATTAAAAATGTAGACGATTATTTATTACGTCCACTAGGAGAGGGACTGTTTAGATTTAACATGCAGTTTGACTTTGATCCTGAAATAAAAGGTGATTTAGAAGTAAAGGCACGTGGAACAGAATCTCTTATGGCTAACGAAGTACGTAGCCAAAGGCTTATGCAATTCTTGCAAGTATCATCTAACCCTGCACTTGCACCATTTGCTAAGTTTCAATATATTATTCGTGAGATTGCAAAATCTCTTGATCTTGACCCTGACAAAGTTACCAACAATATGAATGATGCTGCTATACAAGCTGAACTTATGAAACAGTTTCAGCAAGAAAAACAAGCAGAACAGGGTGCTCCTGCAGGGGCTAACCCAATGGACCCAACAGGGGTAGGTGGTGGAAACATGGGCGTAGGACAAGCACCAACACCGCAAGAACAAGGATTTAGTGGAAATGCAGGACAGGGAACACCTGAACAAGCTCAAGGGGTTGGTCAGCAACCACTCCCAGTGGAATAACTTTGAAAAGTATTTAGATACTTTAATAGATCAACAACACAGAGTAATGGAACAAACAGACAATACAGTTGCTGTGCATAGAGCACAAGGAGCAGTATATCAGTTACGTAGACTTAAACTATTAAGAGATGAAGTACTAAAGAATGGCTGACCCTATTGACACAGGTAAAAAAACTGTAACTGGCAGAACTATATGGCGTGATCCAGAAACAGGTGAAGACTATTCTGAACGTAGTACTACTTTTGAAATAGATGGTAAGTACTACACTATGCCTACAGTAGATGAAAATGGTAATCAGTATTCTGATGATGTAATAAGAGAATATGTAAAAGAAAATGGTCCTATAGATTTTATTACAGGTGAGGAATTACCTGAATTTAGATACAGAGAAGATGCTATTGAATACGCAATAAGTCGATCTGATACAAGAAAACAAAAGGAAGAACCTATGTTAGAAGAACAAATGAAAATGTTTAACGAAGGTGGTTTAAAAGATGAAGGTGGTGAAATAGACCCTAAGTCTGGTAATGACGTGCCTATTGGTTCTACCAAAAAAGAAGTACGTGACGATATACCTGCCATGTTAAGTGAAGGTGAGTTTGTTTTTCCTGCTGACGTTGTACGTTATATTGGTTTAGAAAATTTAATGCGACTAAGACAAGACGCTAAGATGGGTTTGAAAAAAATGGAAGCTATGGGGCAGATGGGTAATAGTGAAGAAGCAACTATACCCGATGATCTGCCTTTTGATATGACTGATCTTATTATTGTCACAGATAAACCAGAAGACAAATCAAAAGAAATGTCACAAGGTGGTATTATAAATGCACAACAAGGAACATATATTAGAGGTGAAACAGGTATTAGTGGTACAACTCCTTCTGCATTTGATCAAAATCAAAATTTTGTTTCTCCTTCATCTACTCCTGCTAGTTCTATAGCACCTCCTTCAATAGAAGCTCCTGCAGGGGGCTTTCGTCCTTTGTTTGTAGATCAAGCATCTTCAGATAATAATATAGGTAGCGTTGATACTGGCACTACTGGTGTTAGTGGTACTGGTACTACTGGTGTTAGTGGTACTGGTACTACTGGTGTTAGTGGTACTGGTGTTAGTGGTACTGGTGTTAGTGGCACTGGTACTGGCACTGGTACAATAACTGATGAGAAATTTTTTGAGACTGTAGAAGATGTATACACAACTGTAGAATATATTAATCCTGAAACAGGTGAACGTAGAACATTTACTTTTTATCAAGGTCAACCTTTAATTGCTATTCCTGAAGGATTTATTCCTTTAAAAGATTATGAAACACCTGAAACAAATGAAACACCTACAACAGATTTAGAAAGTACGTCTGTAGGAACTACTATGGTTCGTAAGGATGATAAAAGTAAAACTAAACAACGTTTAGAGGATAAGGTAAGAAACCAAGGCACTCTACAACTAAAAAATTTAGAAAAAAATATAAATAAAGAGGGTGGCAAACAAGCTGTTATAGATGCATATATAGAAAATGAAAAACTTAAATCTTTATTAACTGCAGGTACAGGTTTTGTTCCTGCGTTGGGTACTGCAAGATTAGCTGCAGGTTATCAAGGAAAACAATTAGAAAACCTAATGAAAGAAAATAATATTGAAATACCAGAACTAGAAGAAGGATTTTTTGAAAGAGTAACAGGGGCAGTATCCGATATATTTGAAGGTGCAATTAAACAACCAGAACAACCAGAAATATATCAACCTATATTTGAACCACAAGACTCTCCATTTTCTACAGTTCCAAATGCTACAAATATGTTAAGTAGTAATGAAGCAAAAGCATATGATAATGCAGTTAAATCTAATAATGCAAATGCAGCAGAACATTATGAAATAATTAATAACAGATTAAACAAAATGTCAGACCTTATGGCTGCAGGAGGTGATCCTGCGTTAGGAACGGCAATGGGTTTATCAAAATATGATATAGAACAAGCACAAATACAATTTGAAAAAGGAACAGGAGCTAAACTTGGTGACAGTGTAAATGAAGCTGAAGCAGCAGCAGAAAAAGCAGCAGCAGAAAAAGCAGCAGCAGAAAAAGCAGCAGCAGAAAAAGCAGCAGCAGACAAAGCAGCAGCAGACAAAGCAGCAGATAAACGTAAAGCAGCAGCTAAAGAAAGAATAAAACAATTACAAGACAAATTGAAAAAAGAAGGTCCAAAAGGAACTTCTGTAAGTGCAACTCAACCTAAAAATACATCAGGGTCAGGCACTGCTTTTGTTAAAGGTGGATTAGCAAAACGTAAAAAATAAATAACCACCAATATGACTAGCTACCCATCCCCCATCCAACATGGCTACGGTGGCCCTAGTGAAAGGACAAATAATGTCAGAACAACAAATTATGGCTGAAGAAATGCAGCCACAAAAAACAGTAGCATTTGCAAACCGCAAGTATACTAATGAAGAAAAACTAAAAAAAGAAGAAGAAGAGTTAGAACAATTACTCGCAGAACAAAAAGGTGAAACAGAAAAGGTAGAAGAACCTAAAGAAGAAGAACCTAAAAATGCAGAGGAACGTAGCTTTAAAAAACGATATGGTGATCTACGTAGACATCAACAATCAAAAGAAAAAGAGTACGAAGATCGTATTAAAGCGTTAGAGCAACAACTAACTGAGTCTACTAAAAGTAAAATTAAATTACCAAAATCGGATGAAGATATTGAAGCTTGGGCAACTAAGTATCCTGATGTAGCTGCTATTGTAGAAACTATTGCAATTAAAAAAGCACGTGAACAATCAGAAGGACTTGAAGAACGAGTTAAAGAAATAGATGAAATGAAAGCTACAGCTACACGAGAAAAAGCTGAAGTTGAATTGTTAAAACTACATCCTGATTTTGTTGATATTCGTGACAGTGACGATTTTCATGAATGGGCAGAAGAACAACCTAAATGGGTACAAGAAGCTCTTTATGAAAATGATGCAGATGCGAGGTCTGCTGCACGAGCAATTGATTTGTATAAAGCAGATAAAAACATTAAACCTAAAAAATCTGTTTCATCAAAAGACGCTGCACGTTCTGTAGGTACACGGAATGAACGCAGTAAACCTCAGTCTGATCCACAGGGAAATGCGATCAAAGAGTCTGATGTACAAAAAATGTCTGCAATCGAATACGAAAAAAACTCTGATGAGATAATGGAAGCTATTCGTACAGGCAACTTTATATACGATTTATCTGGATCAGCTAGATAAAAAGTATTGACATTATAGTTATTTATGTTATAACTATGTGTATGATAGTTTAGTGCGGCCCCTATAAAAATGGATACCTGCACTAACTATATTCCCCAAGCAAACAACAGTGGCTTACGGACTTACCTAGTAAATCATGGCCCATAAATATAACGCAAAGGCCAAGTGTTATAATTATGCACCCTACGATGTCTAGCCTCCATTAGAATATCTGTGTGTTTCGCATCTGTTACTGCTAACTAAAAGGAGAGAACACAATGGCGTTTTCAACAGCAGCAGGTTACGGCAATTTACCCAATGGTAATTTTAGTCCAGTAATCTATTCCAAACAGGTGCAACTTGCTTTCCGCAAGGCATCTGTTGTTGAAGCTATCACAAACTCTGATTATTTTGGAGAGATAGCACAAATGGGTGATTCAGTAAAAATTATTAAAGAACCTGAAATCACCGTAAAATCATATGCACGTGGTACAACTATTACACCACAAGATTTAGATGATGAAGATTTTTCATTGACTATTGACAAAGCTAACTACTTTGCTTTTAAAGTCGATGATATTGAAGAGGCTCATAGCCACGTCAATTTTCAAAGTCTCGCATCAGATCGTGCTGCATATCGACTAGCTGACCAAATGGACCAAGAAGTTCTTGGGTATCTATCTGGTTTTACACAAGCTTCGCTTCATGCAAATGCAAGCGCAGTAAATACCTCAGTGAACGGTTCTAAAGCCGTATCTACTGCTTCAAGTGGTTCTAATTTAGTTGGTGCAGAACTATTGGCTTCAATGTCATTAGATGCATCTGACTTTACGAACACATCTGGATCAGCAGGTTCAGCAAACAATTCAATTGGTATTGAGCCACGTGCAGGTGGGGCAACCGCTGCAAAATCTGGAACTGCAGGTAACGCATTTCCATTGCAAATTATTGCACGTATGTCACGACTAATGGATCAACAAAATGTTGACACACAAGGTCGATGGCTTGTTCTAGACCCAGTATTTATTGAAGTCTTAAAAGATGAAGATTCACGTCTTCTAAATTCTGACTTTGGTGGTTCTGGACTACAGAACGGTCTTGTATTAAATAATCTACACGGTTTTGATATTTATAGTTCAAACAACCTACCGTCTTTAGGAACTGGTCCTGCGACAACAGGTGGTGCGAATAGCTCAAATATGGGTATTATCGTGGCAGGTCATTCTTCTGCTATTGCTACTGCAGAGCAGATTAACAAGACAGAAACATATCGTGACCCTGACAGCTTTGCTGACATTGTTCGTGGTATGCATTTATATGGCAGAAAGATTCTTCGTCCTGAAGCAATCGTAACTGCTGCATATAACTTGGCGTAAGGGAGGATTAGACAATGGCAACTATTACCGCAACTCTAGCTCCTGCACATGGGAGTTCTTCACGTGGGCGTCAGCCTTACATGATTGAGCAAACTATCGACCTAACGGCAAATAGTATTAACCCAAATGGTGATGTAGTACAAGCTCTTACTATTCCTGCAAATACACATATTGTTACTGCAGGTATTCAAGTAACATCTTCTGCTACTCAGAACTCTGGTACTGATGCTACTGCAAGTTTAGGAACTGCTGTAGACCCAAATGAGTATGTTAATGTATTTGACATTGACGGTGCTTCTGATGGGGCATACGCACCGCTAGTTACTACTTCTGGTGAAATAGTAATCACTTCTGCTGATACACTAGATGTAACTCTTGCAGGTGGTGGTTCTTCATTTACTGCAGGTGAACTACGTGTTTACGCAGTACTAATGGACGTTAGTGCTTTAGGTGAAATGACTGCTGATGAAGTAGATCGTGACACGCTTGCGTAAATAAACTAAATTGGGGGGCAGGGAAACTTGCCCCTCTAAGCTTATCTGAAGGTTATATAAATGGCAACTACATATCTCACACTTGTAAATGATACTTTAAGAAGATTAAATGAAGTTACTCTTGATACTTCAGGTGATGGTTTTGATTCTGTACGTAATGTGCAAGGTCTAGTTAAAGATGCTGTAAATAACAGTATAAGATTAATAATACAAGATGGTCAAGAATATCCTTTTTTAAAAACAACTAATACTCAAACATTAACTACAGCCCAAAGAACATATGATTTTCCTACAGACATGGGTACTGTAGATTGGGATTCGTTCTTTTTGAAAAAAACTAGTGGATTAGATAATACACCTAGACATCTTAAAACAATAACTTATAATGATTATATACAAAATTATCGTACACAAGATGATGAAGGTGATCAAACAAATGGTGTAGGTAAACCTTTATTTGTTTACCAAACACTAGAAGAAAAGTTTGGTGTTACCCCTCTTACTGATGCAGCGTATGAAGTAGAGTATGTTTATTTTACTTTTCCTACAGATTTATCGTTACATACAGATACAACAATTATACCTGATAGATTTAAACATGTTATAATTGATGGTGCTATTATGTTTGTTATGAGATTTCGAAGCAATGAACAAAGCGCAGCAATACATCAACAAAATTTTCAACAGGGTATAAAAGCAATGAGAAGAATATTACTAGATGATAATTTATATGTTAGATCTACTGTAATACATCGTCCATCTTCAAGTACTTTTAATAGTGTGATTTAATGGCAGATAATTTAGCTTCCTTTAAAGTCTTTTGTCGAGGAGGACTAAATACTAGTAGAGATGTATTATCTCAAGGTGAAACACAACCTGGATCAGCTATATCTTTAATTAATTATGAGCCTTCTGTTACTGGTGGTTATCGAAGAATAAGTGGGTTTTCTAATGATTTTGGAACAGTTACAGGAACAGGAAGTGTACTTGGTGTTTGTGTGGCTAATGGTATTAATGATGGTATATTAGCTTGTCGTACACCTTCTAGTGGTAATAATTATTTACATAAATGGAATAACTCAACAAGTGCATGGGACGCTATAACTACCTCTGGATCACCTACTATGTCAGGTGTAACTAAGGTTAGATTTACAAAGTATAATTTTGGCAGTCCAAAAGTAATACTTACAGATGGCATAAATCCTGCAGCTACTTATGATGGTACAACATATACTCAGATTACTCATGCTGATGCACCAACAGATCCTAAATTTTCTGCAGTATTTCAAAACCACATGTTTTTAGCAGGTGATCCTGCAGAAAATACAAACTTATATTTTAGTGCTCCTTATGCAGAAACAGACTTTAGTGCATCAAATGGATCTGGTGTTATAAATGTAGGATTTCCTATTGTAGCAATAAAAACTTTTAGAGATGCTTTATTTATTTTTGGCAGTAATAACATTAATAAACTTGTCGGTAATAATATTGCTAATTTTGTTTTAGAAACAGTCACAGATGATCTTGGTTGTTTAGCTACAGACAGTGTTATAGAAATTGGTGGTGATTTACTATTTTTATCTCAAGATGGTTTACGCCCAATATCAGCTACAGATAAAATTGGTGATGTTAATTTAGAAACTGTATCAAAAGATATTCAATCTATTTTTACAGACATTATTTTTGATATTGATCTTGAGGGTCTTAACGCTGTTGTAATAAGACAAAAAACACAATTTAGATATTTTTTTGCAGGGGCAGATTCTCAAGGTATTATTGGTGGTTATAGACTAACGCCAGAAGGATTACAATTCGAATATAGTCAAATGTTAGGTATTACTGCTACTTGTGCAGATAGTGGTTATATAGGACAAAATGAATTTGTATTACATGGGGATAGCACAGGTAAAGTATATAGACAAGAACAAGGTAATAATTTTGCAGGTTCTGAAATTTTTAGTTTATTTCAAACTCCTTTTTATTATATGCAAGATCCAGAACAAAGAAAAATATTTTATAGTGTAGCTACATATATGCGATCTGAGGGAGACAACGAACTTGTTATGTCTGCAATTTATGATTATGATGATGTAGATGTATTATCTCCCTCTAACTTTACATTAACAACTACAGGTGCTGCTGCGTATTATAATGAGGCTACGTATAATGCAACAGCAATATTTGATGGTAATCCATCTCCTGTGCAAAGGACTAATATATCGGGTTCAGGTAAATCAGCATCGTTTAGATTCGTAACAAATGATACAAATGCATCACATAATATTCAAGGTTTAGTGATTACATTTGGAGTAGGGGACAGGTTATAAAATGGCAGGTTATTCAAGACAATCAGCAGCAGATATTATAGCTAATGCTATTATTAAAGCTGCACCAGTAAACGCAGAGTACAATGCAATACGAGATGCGTTTGCTTTATCGGGTGGACACAAACATGATGGTAGTTCTACTGAGGGTGCATATGTACCTCTCATAGCTGACAGTGATGCATTAAATAAAGTTGTAATAGATACATCTAATAATCGTATTGGTTTTTTCAGTGAGGTGTCTTCTTCTGCAGTAGAACAAATAAGAATACAAGATGGTGCAATACTTCCTGTAACTGACAATGATATTGATCTTGGTGCTTCTGGAACAGAATTTAAAGATTTATTTATTGATGGCACAGCTACAATAGATACTCTTACTGTAGATGAGAGTGCTACTATTACTGCAAACTTAACAGTAAATGGAAATACTACTCTTGGTAATGCGGCTTCAGATACAGTTACTCTTACTGCTGATGTTGCTTCTGCCATCACTCCTTCTGCTGATGATACACATGACCTTGGTGCTGTAGGTTCTGAGTGGCGTAATTTATATGTTGATGGACAAGCTTTTATAGACGATCTTGTAGCTGACACTGCAGACATAAATGGTGGTACAATTGACGGTGCAGCTATTGGTGGTAACAGTGCTTCTACAGGTAGTTTTACTACAATAGGTTCTTCTGGTTTAGCTACACTAGATTCACTTACAGTAACAGGTGCTACTGCTCTTAATGGTGGTCTTACTATGGACACCAACAAGTTTACTGTCGCAGATACAAGTGGTAACACTGCAATAGCAGGTACGTTAGATGTTACAGGTCAAACAAATGTTGCTAACTTTACAGCTACAGGAACTACTATATTACCTGCTACATCTTTTGGGGACAACGATATTAGTAATGTAGGTGATATTGCATTAGATAGTATTAGTGCAGATGGTAGTACAATTACTATTACAGGTAATACTACTTTTGCTGATGGCTCTTTTGACTTTAATATAGCTTCTCATGATGGCACAAATGGTCTTGCTTTAGGTGGTACTGTAGTAACAGCCAGTGCAGCAGAGTTAAATAAACTAGATGGTGTAACTGTGACAACTGCTGAAATAAATATATTAGCAGGAGGAACTTCAGCCACATCAACATCTGTAGCAGATGCAGATCGTGTTGTACTAAATGATAATGGTACAATGGTGCAAGTTGCTGTTACAGATCTTGCTGCATACTTTGATGATGAAATTACAGCAATGCCAAATCTTGTTAGCACAGGTGCTCTTGACTCTGGATCTATTACATCTGGTTTTGGTACTATTAACACTGGCTCTAGTACAATCACTACTACAGGAGCTATTACAGGTGGTAGTCTTGTAATATCTGATGACGGTAATATAGGTTCAGCTAGTGACACAGATGCAATAGCTATTGCTTCTAATGGTAATGTTACTATGAGTCAAAACTTAATAGTTACAGGCGATTTAACTGTTAGTGGTACAACTACTACGGTAAACAGCACTACAGTTACAATAGACGATCCTATTTTTACTATTGGGGGAGATACAGCACCTTCATCAGATGACAATAAAGATCGTGGTATAGAATTTAGATACCATACAGGCTCTGCTGCTAAAGTAGGATTTTTTGGTTTTGACGATAGCACTGGTAAATTTACATTTATACCAGATGCAACAAATAATAGTGAGGTTTTTTCAGGTACAGCAGGAACAATTGTAGCCAATTTTGAGGGTGCTGTTACAGGAAATGCTTCAACTGCTACAGCACTAGCAACTGCCAGAAATATAGCAGGTCAGTCTTTTGACGGCACTAGTAATATATCTATTGCACCTACAGACTTAACAGGTGTAACTGCCGATGCTAATGAATTAAATATTTTAGATGGTACTACTTCTGCTACGTCAACTGGACTTGCAGATGCAGATAGAGTCGTTGTTAATGATAATGGCACTATGGTTCAAGTAGCCCTTACTGATTTTGAGACATACTTTGAAGGAGCTTTAGACACCCTTAGTAACGTAACAACGGTAGGTGCTCTTAATGCAGGTAGCATAACAAGTGGCTTTGGTTCTATTAACAATGGTTCAAGTGGTATTACTTCAACAGGCACTATAACTTACGGTAGTTTATCTGATGGAACTATTACAGTCACAGCATTTGTAGATGAAGATGATATGGCATCTGACAGTGCTACACTTATTCCTACGCAACAATCTGTAAGAGCTTATGTAAACACAGTAGCAGGTCAGGCTAACAACGTTACAGGTCTTAGTGCTACAGGAGCACAGTTAAATACTGTTGCACATCCTACAACAATAGGTAATAATCTTGACACAAGTACAGCCATAGCAAATAATGATGCTATATTAATATATGATAATAGTGCAAGTGTTCCAAAATATTTTGACGTAGATTTGCTTGATAATTATTTTGCAGAGACAACTAAAACTCTAACAAACAAAACTCTTACATCTCCTGTTGTAACTGGTTTAAAATTAAACGATGCAGGTCTTACCATAGAGGGTTCTAGTGCTAATGATTTTGAAACTGTTTTAAATGTTACTGACCCTACTGCTGACAGAACTATTACATTTCCTGATGCTACAGGTACAGTGGTAACTACTGCTAACTTATCAGCTATTACAAGCACAGGAACTCTTACAAGTCTTACTGTAGATGACATTACTATTGATGGGTCAACTATATCTGATTCTGGATTTTTTGATTTAAATGTTGGTGTATTAACTATTAATACAGTAATTGGTCGAGTTATCTTTGAAGGTAACAGCACTGAGTATCTTCGTCTTGAAGATACCAATGGTGATGCAGAAATTAGAGCAATGGGGACGGATAAAGACATTGTTTTTAAAGGCAATGATGGTGGCTCTACTATAACCGCCCTTACTCTAGATCTGTCAGAAGCAGGTGCAGCTATTTTTAATAGTACGGTTACAGCTAACGCAGGAGTAATTGTAGACAATATTACTATAGACGGTACAGAGATTGATCTTAGCTCTGGAGACTTAACCGTAGATGTAGCAGGAGATATTATTTTAGATGCTGATAATGGTGGTATAAAGTTAAGAGATGCAGGAACAGCAAAACATACTATTTCAATGCAAGCTAATGGAGATACTTATTTTGTAAATGAAACAAATAATGCTGATATACTAATTAGGGGAATAGACGGAGGAGCAACTATAACTGCTCTTACTCTAGATTTTTCAGATGCAGGTAGAGCTACATTTAATGACGTTGTTAAAGCAGAAAACTTTCATGCTGACTATGCTGCTTTATCGGGCACTACCCCGACTATAGACGCTGATACTGCAGGTGGTTTTAGTTTAACTATGACAGGCGATACTACCTTTACATTTAGTGGTGTTGAGAATAATAAAACAGTAGGCTTTTATTTAGAACTTACAGGTAGTGGTCACACAGTAAACTTCGAGCCAGTTGGTCAAACTGTTAAGTTTGCAGGAGGAACTGCACCAGACGCACCTGCAAATGGTGAGACTGACATATTAGTATTTATTACAAGAGATGGCGGTACTACTTGGTATGGTGCATTAGCTATTGACGCAGCAGCTTAAATATGCTAAATTAATAATAACATAAGGAGAAATCAAATGGTAGAGAAAAAAACAAAAACCATTACGATAAACAACAAAGACTACACTGAAGATCAATTAACAGATCAACAAAAGGTAATCATTACTCATCTTACTGATCTAGACAGAAAAATAACATCAACACAATTTAATCTTGATCAACTTACTGTAGGTAAAACTGCGTTT